GCAATGACCAGCATGTCGGTCACTTGGGCGAGGCTCATGCCCTTCGTAATCTGGAGCTCCTGCACGCCGACGATTGTCTTGGCGATTGAGCTCACGTCGCCGCCGGTGATGGCGGCTGCCTTTGCTGCGTCGCTCACCAGTGCGTAGGCTTTGGATCCTCGAATGCCGGCCTTCTCCACTTGGAGGAAGGCGTCGGCAATGTTCTCCGAGCTGATGGCGGTCTGGTTTGAGGTTTTGAGGATTGCGTTCTTTAGGAATTCGATTTCCGACGATGATGCGCCGGCTTGGTTGCGGATCTTGTCGAGCGCTTCGTTGTATTTAATCGCGCTGTCGACGCCGTAGGCGATCATGGCAGTCCCGGTCGCGGCGATGGCGGTCGCGGCGGTGCTGGCGAACTTGTGGAACTTGCCGCCGGCTGCGTCAGCCGAGAGCCCGAACTTTGCCATCTGGTGCTCGGCTTCGCGCATCTTCGCCATGTACTCCTTTGTGTCGGCGAGGAGCGTGGCGATTACTGGTGGCAAGAGTGGCATATCTTAGGCTTCCTGAGCTGCGGTGAAAATGCTGTGAGCGAGGGTGCGCAGTCGTTCTTCTGCGTTCTTGGTTCCCATCTCCATGAATGGGAATGCGGGGCTGGTGATGTGCACGGATCCGAATTCAACCGCTGCGGCGTAGGGCGTGCTCGGGCCGGTGCCTGATTCCCACCGACCGGGTGCTACTTGCTTGGCGTAGCGGCGACGGATCGAGCTGCGCGTGTTGCCGGTGCGAATAGTCGGCATGGGGCGCTGCGCCTTCCACGGTCCGTCTCCCCTGTAGTAGACCTTGCCGGTCTTCTTGGAGACTGAACGGGAGCCGGATGGTCGAGAGCGCCATTGTTGCTTTGCGCTGTCGCCGATGATGTCGGCGCCTCGCGTCACGAATTGCCGCGCGGCTTCGTTCATGGCTTCTGTGCTCGCCTTTATTGCCGAGGAGAATTCCACTTCTCCAGTAATCAAAACCTCAGCCATTGGCGACCTCCTGCTCAATGCGTGAAATGGCCAGCAGCCAGTCGGTGATCTGACGGGGCTGGTCCATAAACTCGGCGTGCGTGCTGCCGTAAATCTTTCTAAAGCGGTGCTCCCGGTAAAGTCCAGCGAGCTCGTTGTCGACCTCGGTGGTCTTGCCCTCGAGGGCTGCCCTTAGTTTTGCGAGTCGCTGGTAGGGGCTTTTGGGTCTATCGCGGGCTCCGTGCTAATCGTGGATCCGTTGAACTCGTCCCCGCATGCCGAGGCCAGCGCGTCAAACGTGGCTTTTGGCAAATCCAGCGCGGTCTCCAACGTTGGCAGTTCGCCAATTGTCCACTGCTTGACCAGCCCGACGATGAGCTGCGCTTGGTAGCCGTTCAGGGCTTGCTGGTCCTCCTCGGTCAAAGCGGCGAACGCCGACCACGTTGTCGGGTCCGTGTCGTCAAATCCGAGCGAGGCGAGCTTGGCTGCCGTTGCTGCGGCTTCCATGTAGGCGCGGCTAATCGCTCGCGACGTGCGCTCGGTGATTTCTTCTCGCCCGGCAATGACCGCGCTCTGGTTGTTGGGTAGTTGGATAAGTGGCATGTTCCCCTTCTTTGCTTTAGTAGGCAGCGCTGGTGGCGTTGATGATTGTTGCTTGGATTGGTGCGTAGCCGCTTGAGGCGTCGGTTGTGTTGGCGGTGGCCGTGAACTCGACCTCCAGCTCAGTGAACTCCTTACCTCGGGTGCGCTTGATGTTGTGGATCTGCGCCGCGCTCATGGTCAAGGCGACCGAGTGCTGGGTTCCGCTTGTGGCGTCGTTGGGGTCGGTCAGCGTGACGGTGATGGCCTCGGGTGAACGGGTCAGACCGTATGCGCTCGAGCCGGTGGAGAATACGTCAGCCGTCGAGTTGATGACGAACGTGAACTTGCCGGTCACTTCGATTGGGCCGGCGAAGGTGTCGTAGGGCGCCTGCTGGCCGAGCGTGTAGATGGCCTGCGTCTTGCGGCTGATGCTGATCTCGCCCGACTGCACGTTGGCGTAGGAGGTGCCGCCGATGGTGATGGCGGTGTCCCATGCCGGGATTAGGTGCTCGGTGGTGGCGAAGCTCAGCGAACTAAAGACGGTTGGCGCGCTCGTGTAGGAGGTGTAGGGGTTGGCGAGGAACTTCACCGTGGCCTCGGCTGCTGCGTCGGCGCCGAAGGTCAGCGTCAGCGTGTCGGCTTGCGAGTTGGTGGTGGTGAAGTAGTTAGCGCCGTCGAAGTCCAGAATGGAGAACGAGGGTGGCTGCGAGCCCGTGGCGGGGTTGTTCAGCACCTTGATGGTGTGCGTGTAAGGGCCGGCGCCGGTCTTCGTGTCGGCTCCTCCGAGAATGGAGCGGATCAATGCGGGGAAGGTGTCGGCGTAAAGAAACGCCTTAAATTCCACGTCATCGCTGCGGACGCCCTGCACCATGTCGTAGACCGTGGTTGGTGAGCCGCGGAGCGCCTCGTCTCGCAGGAAGGTTTGATTCGGCGTGATCTGTGGTGACGTGACCGGGATCCAGTAGACGGTGCCGCTTGTGGGCAACGTGCCGGGCGTGGTCTCGACAACCATGCCGAGGTAGGAGTTGGCTGTTAAGAAGGCTTGTGCCATGTCTTGTCCTTAGTTGGTGGTGGTTGGGGCTGGGGCGGTGGTTGCGTCCGTCACAGGGGCTTCTGGGGCGGTCTGGGGCGCTGCTGGCGTGGCGACTGAAGTCCAGCGCCCGTCGGCTGGGTCGGTGTCGATTGTGGTCACGTTGGGGACCGCAACCAGCACGTTGCCGTTGGTGTCGAGCAGGTTGGGGTAAGCGCGCTCTTGGGTGTCGGTGAAAATGAAAGGCATGTCTGGTCCTTATGAAAGGTAGGTGTTTGCTGGGGTGATCTCGATTATGCGAACGCGCACGGTGGAGACCACTTGGGTCACGCTCGCTGCGCCGTTTATCTGGCGCGGGTAGTAGGACGCGACCTCGATGTCCGTCCCGCCGCTGGTGCTGCCTTCTCCCCACTGGAAGATTGGCGCCGTCGGTTGGTTGTAGACCGCTGGGCCTCCGCAGTTCTTTGATGCTCGGATGGCGTTGGTGAAGCTGTCTAGAAACGTTTCGGCGTCGACGCCGGCGTCCTCGGTCTTGCGCTTGTTGGATCGGAAGATGCAGGTGAACACGACCTCGTAGGTGATCTCCTTGCCGCCACCCGTAGCGCCGGTGAGCTCGATGCGCTTCTCGCTCTGGTTCTCGATGTAGGGGTAGACGATGCAGCCTTGTTGGTGGCCGGGGTCTTGCCCTTCGTAGAACTCGCCCTCGGGTGTGAACTTGGCGGGGAAGTTCTTAACCTCGGACAGGTAGGTGATGCCGGCGCCGTTGAGGTAATTGATAAATTGCTCGCGGACGGTGGTGCGGCTCACTGGCGACCGCCGAGAACCTTGTAGGGCTCGAGCAAGTCGTAAGCCTGCAGCTCGTCCTCTTGGCTGGTCTGCGAGCGCGAGCTCACCGCTGCGGGCTCGCCAATCTCGTTGATGACGAGGCCGCCTTCTCCGCGCTGCTTGACGAGGGCGACGACCAAGTGGATAACCGCTTGCTTCACCGACGCCGGCAGGGTCGAGACGTTGACGCCGATGCCGTGGTTGAACTGCAGGCCGCTGGTGAGCGTGATGGTGGTGCCGGTCACGCTGGCGACCGTGGCCACCTCGTCGTTCATGCCGTCCCAGATGGTAATCGTCATGCCGGGGTAAATGCCGAGCGCGTCGGTCACCGAGAGCGTGGTGGATCCGACGCCTGCTTGTGCCGTGGTGAATGAATTAAACCAGCCGTTGATGTAGGTGTATTGGCACCACATATTGGTCTGGTATCCCCAGCGGCCACCGGCGATGCCGAGGCTGCCGAAGTAAAGCCCGAGCGTGCTCGGGGCTGTCAGCGTGAATTGGTCGCGGTCAATGGCGACGTTGTTGGCGCTGATCTGGATGTCGGTAAGTCCTGCGCCGGGTCCCCAGCCGACCTTGATGTCGGTGACCTCAAGGACGGGCGTGAAGCTCGGGGCGAAGATGAGGTTCCCGTCTCGGTTGGGTCGGTACCAGCCGTTCTCGGTATTGCTCGTAGCGTTGAGCGAGCCCATGCGCCCGTAGCAGAAGGCGTCGGCCTTCGAGCTCGCGCGCTTGATCAGGTCGGCCAGCGCGCGGTCCTGTGCCACTTGGCTGGCGTTCTCGATCAAGTTTGAGAAGTCAATTGCCGAGGCGGTGGGGCTGAACTTCACCTCGTTGAGCGAGACGTAGGGCTCGATTAATCCTTCGGTCTGGAAGAAGGGCGCGACGACCATTAGTTCTCCTCGAGGTTGGTGCCGCCGCACTTGCCGCAGCGGTCACGGATCAGGGCGCTGAAGCCGCAGTCCGTGCAGATGAAGCCCTGCCGAACGTGACTAAAGTTTGTCCCGGCAATTGCGAAGTCTCCCGATTTCACGAGCGCGCGGGCGGCTGCTCCTTCGACGTGGAAGGTGCCGTCTTTCTGCATCGGGATGACGGCGCCGTCGTTGATTGTGACCTCTTTGAGGTTCCGGTCTGATCCTACGAGTCGCATGCGTTCTCCTTTGCTTGGGGGGAGGGGAGCTGCGCTGGGGGAAAGGGGAAGGTAAACCCCAGCGCAGCTCAACCCTCGGTGCTAGGCGCGGTGGCCTAGCGAGTGTGGCTTATCAGCCGGTGATGCCGGTGATGAGGCCGGACCACGCTGGTGCGCGGAAGGCCACGGTGCCGTAGGTGTATGACGAAAGGTCATAGGTAAAGCCGATTTGTGGCCATTCCAACAGGAGCGCGTCGACGACATTGTGCACCTCGACAGTTTGGCTGACGCCAGAGTCGGGGAAGGGCAGCTGCTTCTGGTGGATCACCATCGTGCCGGTTGGCATGAAGCGGTGCGTGACGAGGTCGAGCATCGTGCCGGTGGCTTCGTTAGCAACACCCGTGACCATCGCACCGATCGACACGCCGTCGGAACCCGTGGCGTAGTTGAAGCGGTAGGAGGTGCTGGACTGCTGCGTCTGCAGTGCCTTCGACAACGCGCGGCGGACGGCGGCTGAAGTGAAGATCACTTCGGGGTCGGCCATCGTCGAGTTGTAGAGGCTGACGAGCGCGTCCTGAATGAAGCCGGCAGGCTCGCTCTGTGAACCGACCGTGTTGTTGAACTGGGCCTGATAGCCACCCGACTGGGCGAACGTGCTGATGAAGCCGTCGTAGCCGGTGCCGGAGTTCGAGCCAGCAGCGTAGGCGTTGTATGAGCCGTCGGTGCTTGGGTAGGTGCCGCTGATCGCTGCGAAGCTCAACCCGGTCACGCCTGAGGCGAGGCTCGGGGTCGTTGCCTTGTAGGTGGTGCTGCCGACGACAACGTAGACGTTGACTGCGACTGCGCCGTATGGTGCGGTGCCGGTCCAAGTGACCGAGACGCCCTTGCCTGCGGTTGCGTTGGTCACGGTGCCGGCGCTCACTCCTGCGGTCTCACCGTAGGCGGACGACAGCGTGATGTAAACGGCGCTCGATGACGTGGCGGGCAAGCCCGAGCCGGTGCTGTCGTTTGCGGCGGTGACCGAGGTCAATGCCGACGTGGGCAGCGCGGTCGAGACGGCGTTCAGCAGGTTGCGCTCTTCGGCGAGGAAGTGGGACCAGAGCAAGCTCGTGTGTGAGAGCTGGCGGAGGTCGGTGTAGCCCTGCGAGGCGTATTCGGCCTGCAGTGAGACCGAGTCCGAGAGGCCCTGCTCGACGAAGCTCTTAACGATCTTGTCGGCTGCGTACTGGATCAGCGCAGGGCGGTTCAATGCCACGCCGCCAAATGAAGTACTGGCGGTGTTGGAGTTGAAGAACGAGGACAGGTTCGCTACGCCACCGACGCCGGCGTTCGAGAGGCCGGTGATGCGACGGAATTCGAGCGCCTGGCCCTGTGCCTTAATGCGGGCAGTGGAATTGCGCAGAAATAATTCCTTTGGGATGAGGAGGCTCAAAACCGGATCGAGATCATAAGGCACGAGGCCGCTTACGCCCGAGACCGATGAATTCAACGGGTTGGTCAACGTCCATTCGGAGCCGGCCTTCGTGAGGTCGGCGAGGCCGTCGAGTGACGACTGCACGGCGGCGAGCTGGTCGCCCGAGATGGACTTCGTGATCTCGGTCTTCAGTTCGTCAATGCGTGAAGCGGTCGAGGCCGTCTTCTGGATTCCGCGCGTTGGGTCGAATGAAATTTCACCGCGGCGAGAAGCGTTGAGGGTGGATGCGTGGACGGTGCTGAGGGCTGACTTGTAAGCCTCAAAGCGCTTGACCTGCTCGTCGGCTGGGAGGCCGTGGAAGAGCTGGTCAAGGGAAGGAGCGGCGAGTGCCATTCTGGTTCCTTTGGTTAGTGGTTAGTTGTTTGCTTCCAGCGCTCGAGCGGTCTCGAGGTACTGGTTGCGGAGTGCGGGGTCGGTGATCTGCTTTGCCAAGTTGCGGAGGCGCATGGCTTCCACTTCGTTGGCGAGGACTGCTGCCGACTTGCTGGTCTGCTCTCGTGTGGCTCGCAGTGCGGGTCCACCGGGGGCTGCCATTGACTTCACCTCGTCGAGCGCGGCCTTTAGGAGTTCGATCTCCTCTGTCGCCTTGCTCAATTCGGCCTTCGCCGTCATGACTTCTTCAAGGCCCAGCGCCTTGACGATCTCGGTGCGCAGTTCATCCTTGACCTCGGTGGTCGCGGTGTCTGCGCTTGCGTTCTTGATCAGGTCGGCGCTGACGCCGAGTCCGATGTATGCCATTGTATCTCCTGTTTGGTCGTTGTCCCACCCGGTAAATGGGGCTTCTGTCTGATTCTCGCTGGCCTCGTCGGTCCACCAGTCGAGGAACATCTTGAGCGTGCAGAGCAGCTGCTCCACGTCGCACGTCTCGTTGTCGTCGCCGGCCAGCATCTCGTCGAGCTCTGCCTTGATGCAGTTAATCAATCCGAGGCGGATCTGCTCGAGCTCGGCGGCATCGTGGTTCATGTCCTCGGCTGCCTTCGTGGTCTCGGCGTCGGCACCCTTCCAGTTGTCTGGCACCATCTCCTCGTGGCCGAGCGCCTTTGCTCGGGCCTTGATGTGGGCCTTCGCAGCCTCGGGGTCCTTTGCTCGGCCAATGGCGCGGATGGCGTTCTTGAGGTCCTTGACGTTGTTCACCGGGAACGAGCCCGATGGCATGGCGTGTCCTGAAGCCGCGGCCACTTGGCGCTCCTGATCGGTGTAGGTGCGCTTCTCCGTGTCGGCGTCGGCTGCCTTGTCTGGTTCGCCAAAGATTTGATTGTAAAGTCCAGGCGCTTGGTTCTCGGTAATCGCTTCCGAGGCCATCTGCGTCATGCGGTAAGCCTCGCCACTCAAGCGGTTGGCGGCACCGGACGATTCGTATCCCTTTGCGGCGTCAGCGTGAGCATTGGCTGCGAGGTCGTGAACGGTTGCGGCTTGGCGGAACAGAGAGGCGCGGTCGCTGTCGTTGCTCTTTGACGCTGCGTCTCGAAGTCCTGCGGCAATTTCGCGGTGAGAATTTGAGGCGTCTTTGTGCTCTTCTGGCGTGCTTGATGGATCATCTTTAATGTCCTTTGATGCCTGCGTCATGCCACCGGCTCCCCACCGCCCGTGCTCGCCGCGTGGCTGGTCAGGGTTGTACTCCTTGACGAGCTCGGGCTCTGCGTCCTTGATGTCGCGGTTGTCGCGGGTCTGAGGGTTTGTGGGGCTGTTCTGCAGGTGGTTCTCGCTGCGTCCCTCGGGCTGGTGTCCGGATCCGTTGCAGACCTCGCAGTCGGTCTCTTGGGTGTTGCCGTCGACGTTGGTCTTCTTTCCGGTGCCGGAGCATGCTTGGCATGGCTGCGGCTGGTCGCGGTCGAGCACTTCGTCGGCGACGCCGGGCTCCTCGGTTGCCACAAGCTCTGCGTTCTGCTCGGGGCTCTCTGCCTTCTCTACGTCAGCCACTGCT